ATTAGTATAATACCACGTACAATGTTTTTTAGTTTCTTCGTGTCCCCATGCAAATTCCAATTGAGGATCTGTAAATGGATTTTTACCTCCAATGTATTTTCCTTTATAGAAGCATGGATATGCTGTAAGTTTGTCCTGATCAAATAGTTCGTTACCTATACCAGCATTGTGATAAATAGAATATGTGTCTAATTTTTCAATTGGATCAGGAGCCCAAGCAAAATTCATCTCTGGTATCACTTTAACTTCCACTTCCCTTAGCCACAAATTCCATAATAATCCCCACATATCAGCACACCAACTTTGAAATCCTTTATCTTCATTTGCAAAGAACTCTTTGTTGATATGCATTAAATATGTCCTGATCATTATCGTATCATTCATCATCTTACTCCAGAACTTTGAGTCAATGTTCTTGAGCAGATATTGTGCTCCTCCTGAATCAAGATTACGTTCTTCAGCAATTTCTCTGTTAACTCCTACAAGAGCAGTAACTTCTGCCAGGATATCTCTAGTCTTATACTCTTCTAGTTTCTCAGGCAGAACATCATTGATCTTACTATCAAAATAGGCAGCATTAATGTAGCTATTTGTATCTGATACATAGTTTATATCATCCTCTAGATAAGCATCAATATTGAATTTATCTGTAAAGAGTATGTCGCAATCACAATAGAAAACAGCATTGCTAACCATTTTAGGATGTGTCTTAAAATATCTCCAAAGAACGTAAGGACGTATGATAGAAACATAAATCCCCAATAGTGCGCTTATGTCGTGATCATCTGTATAGTAGTTGAACTCAGCTTCAGGATATAATTCTGCAATTCTCTTCCATTTGGGAATATCAGGCTTTCTATCCTTAGGAGTAAATACTAGAACAATCGCTTTATCAGAATGTCCAATCTTTTTAAGACTCTCCAACCATAAATGTACTTGCCATACATAATATGTGTCATCGGGGCTCACCTCTATAAACTTTAACTCTCTCATATGTAGTTGGTTTTAAAATTTCGAATTAACATTAAGGAATACTTTCATAGGCTCCAATATCAGGTGCTGTTCCAGTATAAGGAAGACCAACGTCTGTTCCTGCATCAATAAGGGCTGATCCATTTGCTAATCTTAAAAAGTTAGTGATAGGTAAATCACCATTCGCTTGACGAGCAGTTAATAATAATGTTAAATCAAGACTTACAAAATCTGCATTGGTAATTGCAATAGCAGGTACGTCTGTAGTTCCAACCCATGAATTAGTTGCAGTAACTACATTTGAACCTAGATCAACATCATAGCCTGAATTATTATAAGCAATACTGTTTTTAATAATATGTGCGATTGAAGAGGATAACTTAATGCCATAGGCATTTAGGTAAATTGTATTATTATATGCTTGTGTCTTTCCTAACACCGCATTTTCAATTATGCCAATAAATCTATTAGTAACTGCAATACAGTTATTTAGTATTCTTGTTACTTCAGTAGAACGATTAATAGTTGACGATCCAAGTTTAAAACCATTACCATCACCCCCTGTAGTCACTCCATCTTCACGATAACCATTAGAGAATGCCCAGCAGTTTTCCATAATTACAGTACCATCATTGCTCCATAAATCAATACCATCATCACTATTGGAGTAAAATCTACACCCTCTAACAGTATTAGTTGCACCTGTACAAGTCATATTTCCCAAGTCTAATCCGTCAGCATTACCATAGGCATCTGTTGTCAAAGGGTCATAATTATGATGGAAATCACAATTGAGAAATAGATTACCTGTAGTCACTTTTGATGATCCAGCACTTTGACCCAACTCAAAACCCCATCCATTGTGGTGAATATCCATTTGTTCGAAGGTACAGTAGGCACAGTCAACGGCATGGAAGGGTCTGGGCCACTCATCGACCGCTATCTGCACAAATCCTGTAACTGAAATTCCTTTCCAGCGAAAATAATCACCTGTAAATATTATTCCCTTTCCTGTTGGTTCTGTGTAACTTATACTCTTTGAAATAACAGGAGTTTCATTTGGGTAAGCGAGTATATTAATTGGGTTTGTCACAGTTCCATTTTTACCTGTAAGATATTGTTGTGAATTGTGAGCATATGTTCCACCACGCAAATAAACAGTGTCTCCAGCACCAATAACCGTCCATGCTTTGTTAAGTGTAAACCAAGGAGTAGTAGAAGTTCCATCTCCTGTTATATCATCACCAGTTGGAGCAAGATAATAAGCTCCTTGAATAATTGGTAATGCAGTAGTGGTTGTAGAAGTGGTTGTACTAGTAGATGTAGTTGTACTTGTAGATGTACTAGTAGATGTACTTGTAGAAGTAGTTGTTGTGGTAGGAACAATCCTAGCTACAACACCAATTAACTGTTCCATTTGTTTAGATATACGCCACAATTGTTGTGACACTGGGTCTTGACCTATTGGTCTACTTGATATTGTCATACTTGTATTATTGTTAAAGTGTTGTTTGCATTTAAGTATTGAATATCTCCATCTGGATCAAAGGTAGTAATTCCATCATTGCAAGTCATTAAGGCTGAAGGAACGGTTAACGTTATTGTATTATTTATTATTCCACCAAATACACTATCATCTCCAACTGTAGAGCCTAAAGCAGTACAAATAGGAAGATTAATTGTTGTTAATGATGTACAACCTTGAAAACAACTATCACCAACTGTTGTAAGACTTGGGAAACTAGGACTTACTAATGCAATGCACAGTTGAAAACAACCGCTACTAGCTGTTACTAAACTTGAAAAATTAGGACTAATTAATCCTGTACAACTATTGAAACAATTATCTCCAGCAGTTGCTAAAGCACTAAAATCAGGAGAAACAAGTCCTTCACAACCTTGGAAACAATTATCTCCAGCAGTTGTTAAAGCACTAAAATCAAGAGAAACTAGTCCTGTACAATAATAGAAACAATCATTTCCAGCAGTTGTCAATACAGGAAAACTAGGAGAAACTAGTCCTGTACAACTATTGAAACAACCACTACTAGCTGTTACTAAACTTGAAAAATCTGGATTAAATAAATTAGAACAACTACCAAAACAAATTGTTCCAGCAGTTGCTAAATTGGAAAAATTAGGACTAATTAATCCTGTACAATTATTGAAACAACCATTTCCAGCAGTTGTTAAAGCACTAAAATCAGGAGAAACAAGTTCTGTACAACTATCAAAACAATCCTCTCCAGCTGTTGTCAATACAAGAAAATTAGGACTAATTAATCCTGTACAACTACTGAAACAATTATCTCCAGCAGTTGTTAAAGCACTAAAATCAGGAGAAACTAGTTCTGTACAACTATTGAAACAATCATTTCCAGCAGTTGTCAATACAGGAAAACTAGGAGAAACTAGTCCTGTACAATAATAGAAACAACCCTCTCCAGCTGTTGTTAAAGCACTAAAATTAATAATTTTTAATCCAGCACCCTCGAAACAATAATCTCCAGCACTAACAATACATCCACTATCAACAATTGATATTAAAGAAAGACCATATCCAGAGGGAGGACCAAACAATGAATCTTTTATATGAATGTTACTTCCACCATATAATGTAACCTTTGTGGCATTAACTGTAACTGATGTGAAAGGTGTACCATTTGTAGGGAGATCAAAGAATGTGTTCCATACATTAAAATCAGAAGAACTGCCACCTATTAAAAGATCAGCAGTTACAATACTATTAAATAGTATTTCTATATTATTGACAATAGGTGGAACAGGTGGAACAGGTGAAATTTTACTTGCTAGTCCAATCAATTGTTCAAATTGTTTTGATATTCTCCACAACTGCTCTGATACAGGGTCTTGACCTATTGGCCTGCTGGGGATTGGCATGACTTAATATTTTTAATGAATTGTAAAGTTATATTATTTTTATAAATTAACATAGTAACTACCTGGAATAAAATCTTTTTGGTTATATTTCTCTAAAAGATCTTGCCAAGTATATCCAAATGTTTTTTGAAAATGAGGGGCATCTTTAATAGATGCGAAATCACCACCCCATTCCCAACCAGCATTTTTAAAAATAGTAACTATTTCTATCCAATCAGAATCACCATCACCATCATAATCTTTGATAGTATTCCAGGAAGCAGTTACACCATCAAGTAATACAATGTCAAGAGCCATCCCATAATTATGTAGACTCTGACCACCTTTAGCATTAGTAATTATCCCTAAACGCTTACCACTCTGATCAAATAGTTTTGTTCTACCTTGTGCATATAATTGATCTTGATCAGCAAAAGATCTGAGTGTATATGCAAATCTACAGGATACAGAACTATTAAGAGCAGGAACTATCTGATTCATATACAGATCTTTAACTTCTCTAATTAAAGCAGGATGAAGTTGCATAATCCTAGATAGGGTTGTTTGATCCAGTGCCATTATTATTGTTATTGTTTATTTTGTTTCAATCCACGCCCTCTGCAAGGTGCGACTATTATTGTTTATTTTGAACTAATGTCATTGCTGAACTTCCTAATATTAATGATATCAATGAATAAATTATAGGAGGATCAATTGTTACATGTTTAATCATTGCATATAATACAATTATAATATACATCAGTAGTGATACTAAAGATATGAATCTTTTACTACTCTCTGGTTGCTTTGAGTTTATTAGACTTTTTAAATATTCAATCATTTTCTAAAACTTATCTTCCAGTATGATGATACTCCTATTATCATTTGACCATCTTTATTTATTCCTGCAGATATACCATAGAGTTGATCTTTCTTATTCTTCAGGATTAATCCTGTGTTAATTTGACTAACAGGATTAGTTATATTGCCTTGAAGCATTCCTCCTATATATAATTGATTTCGTGAGATGGGAGAAAGTGTAATTGTTTCGATTACTTTAGGATACTTTATTGTATAATTATACACTCTTCCAGAAATAAGGTTCTTTGATAAAGTGTCTGTAATATATACCTTTCCTAAGGAGTCTAATTTAAGAGTGTCTTTTAGAACATTCCTTTGAAAATAAAGTGTAAGTAGATCTTGATACTGTTTACGAAGTGTTGCATAGTCTTTATTTGGTAAAAATATTGAATCAATTCTAACTTTAGGATCTGTATATACTAATTTAGGTTTTGTATGTACAGTGTCTGTATGTGAGATCCATACAGTATCTCTTGTAATAATAGGTTTCTGAGGATCAGGTTTAGGTTGATTACATCTTGATACTAAAAGCAAAACAACCAAGAGCAATATGATAAAAGAATACCAATATTTTATTACTATATTCATTTAGTTGTTTTTGATAATTCTGTTTTAATTTCTGTTATCATTTCATGACCTTGATAAATACTATATCCTGTTGCAATTATTGTAAGTATAATACTTACCACAATTACTCCTATTACTTGTTTAGGCCATTTATTTATGACTTTTATAATGAAGTTGTCATCATTGAATTTTTCTAACTTTTCTTCTAATTTTTGTATTTCAGTTATTCTGGGACAATTGAGTATGTGTTTATTTTCATCACTAATTATCTCAGGTACTCGTAATTCTAATGTTGTTACTCGTCCATTTGTTTTTGTTGTCTGTTCTCTAATGAAGCCTAAGACTTCTAACATATGATTGTTATTAGAGTCAATTTTTTCATTTAGACTTATTAATCTTGTTTCCAGTAGTTCCTGGACTAATTCCAAATTATTCTTCATAGTCATGACAATAGATAAAATAGCAAAAATAAAGCACTATTCTTTCATAGAAATAGTGCTTAACATAGTTAATCAAAACTATGTATTAATTTTGATTCCACCAAACAATTTATTAATTTTGAAATTGTATTAAAACCAACAAAATGCCAAACAGTTACACACTTTTTAAACAAGAAATCAAACAATGGTTTCTTGAGAACATTCCTACGTCCAAAAGAATTCTTGACGTAGGGCCAGGTTGTGGTACTTACGCTACTCTGCTTCATTCTATAGGATATAGAATTGATGCTGTTGAAATCTACGAACCCTATGTAGAACAATTCAAACTTCGAAGTCTTTATGATAATGTTTACATCAAAGACATTCTAAATTTTGATATACAGGATTATGATGTTATTATTCTTGGTGATGTACTTGAACATATTATTCCTCTACATGCTCAGGGTCTAATTAATAAGATTAAAAATTATGAAAAACAGTGTTTGGTAGCTGTACCTTACATGATGGCTCAAGGGGAAGTCGATGGTAATAGATATGAAACTCATCATCAGGAAGATCTAACTCCTGAAGTGATGAAAGAACGTTATCCTAGTCTTGTTTGTTTATACAGTGATCAATACTATGGATATTATACATTCCCAGATCATAGAGAAGAGAAAGCGTATGTGTTGTATGCAACAAGAAGTTATATTAATACTGTACAGGGAGCAGTGAATTCTATCAGAAAATTCAGTGACATTCCTATTATTGTTTACCTACTTGATTATTATGCAGACATAGAAGGTGCAACAGTTATTCCTTGGGAATGTGATATTGCAAATCTTCCACAAGAAGAATTTATCAATAGAGAGAATTCCAGGTTATATCCAACAATGATTCAACGTCCTCTTGTTATAAAAGATGCTCTGGAAAATTATGCCAAGACTGTGGCCTATGTAGATTCTGATTCTATAGCTACACAGTACGTAGATCGTATATTTGACTACTATCCAGTGGGTGCTGCACATCCTTATTTTGTAGAAGGTATTTATGATTATTTACACATCAATCGCAGAGGAGGAGCAGAAAGCAAAAACGATCTGTCTACTACTCTGGAACATCCTGCATGTACATTGTTTGGTGTAGATCAATGTGTAAGAGAAAGATACAGACAAACTGGTTATTTTGTAGCTGGTCAACATTCTATAGGATTCTTAGATGAGTGGAATTGGATGTGTAATCATCCTGCTGTGTTAAAGAATCCACAATGGTATGCTCCATATCACGAAGAGACAATAGTAAATGTACTATTGTGGAAATATAACATACAGAAAGGATTACCCCTGGTATATGTTAATGCTAAACTGGAAACTATATCAGATGTATTTAATACATATGAATATGGGAAACATATGAAAGAGTGGGTGACAATGCCTAAGAGAAAAGAAGAATTGATGTTCTTACATGGTGAGAAGAAAATTGATAATATGAACAAAATGATAGATATAATTGCTCAATTGGATAATCCTACAAAAATTATTCCTGATTATCCAAACTATACTATATCCATGAATGATGATGTAATTAACATTAAGACCAATAATAAATTAAAAAACAAACCAATGCGTATACTTTTCTTACCTAGTCACCTTTCAACAGGAGGGATGCCTGCATTCCTTTTGAAGAGAATAGAGGCTCTTCTGTTAAATCCAGAGGTTGAAATTTATGTAGTAGAATGGCAATGTGTCAGCCCTCGCTTCATTGTTCAAAGAGACAAAATAATGAAATTAGTTAGTAATTTCTATTCTCTAGGAGAAGATAAAGAAGAACTAATGAAAATTATTAAAACTAATCGAATTGATGTAGTTCACATTGATGAGATGATAGAGCATCTTACAAACTGTCCTTTTAGATTAATGAGTCAGTTATATGCCAGTGATAGAACCTGGAGAATTGTAGAGACATGTCACAATGTTGTATTCAAACCAGATCTTGAGAAGAAGTTTCATCCTGATGCATATGCTTTCTGTACTCCTTATCATATGGAAATCTTTAAGAACATGGTTTCTTACAAAGAGGTGATACAGTTTCCTATTGATAATAATACTTATAAAGTATGGGATAAAGGAGAAGCTAAAAATAGACTAGGAATGCAGAAAGGAAGGAAGCATGTTTTAAACGTGGGACTTTGGACAAAAGGGAAAAATCAAAAAGAAGGACTTGAGATTGCCAGAAGATATCCTAACATGCAGTTTCATTTTGTAGGAAACAGAGCAGGCAATTTTAAAGACTATTGGGAACCTTTGATGAAGTATATACCTTTCAATGTCACTATATGGGATGAAAGAGATGACGTTGAACTTTTTTATCAGGCTGCAGACATCTTCATGTTTAATTCTACATTCGAATGTAGTCCTTTAGCTCTTAGGGAGGCTATTGGATATGGTCTGCCAATCATTGCCAGGAATCTGGAAGCATATGGAGATATGTTCACTCATTATTTACAATCTATTGATACTGATCTTACCACCATAGAACGAGATTATGATATTCCTTTAGATAATACAATAAAAGAATTTGGTGAAGCTCATAATGAGTTATATTTACGAATACATGATTCTGCTGTAGTAATTTCTAATCCAACATCAGCTGTAAAGATCACACAACACTTTGTAGATTTTCCTTTCCTTGAAATCACAGGTGAAAGCACTGCTATGTATCATATAAAGTTTTATGATGAACAAGGAGTGTGCCATTATGAACATAGTACAACAGCTAATAATTGGGTACAGCTCCATCGTAGATACTTTATCAAATGGACTGCTAAGGTGTGGGAGGATGATATATTGATCTACGATAAGACATTAGATTTTACAGGCCAGAGAGTCTTAATATCATTCGATAGCTCATCCTTGGGAGATAGTATTGCATGGATACCTTATGCTCTAAAGTTTAAGGAGAAACACAATTGCCATGTAATTGTAAGTACCTTCAAGAATGATTTGTTCAAGAGTGTCTATCCAGAACTTGAATTCGTAGAACCAGGGATGACTGTTCATAATATTATAGCCCAATATAGACCAGGATGGTTTTATGATCCTATGAGAGAGCCAGAGATTCCTAACACTATTTCTTTACAGAAATGTGCCAGTAATATTCTAGGACTTGATCATGAGGAACTACAACCAAGAATAGCCTATAAAATAGGTAAACTCCCTACATCAAAACCTTATGTAACGATTGCTACAAACTCGACAATGGGTTGTAAGTTCTTTAAAAAAGAAACATGGCAAGAAGTAATAGATTATATATATAATAAAGGATATAATATCATTAACGTTTCTAAGGAAAAGAATGAATTTAATCATTGTACACAAATTCTTGATAGCTCTTTATCAAATACTATGAATGTAATATATCATAGTAAATTTGCAATAGTATTAAGTTCTGGTCTTGGATGGCTTGCTTTTGCTATGAATAAACAAACTGTACTTCTTTCAAATTTTACAGAAGATTGGCATGAATGGTCTACAAATTGTATCAGAATTACTAATAAAAATATATGTCATGGTTGTTGGAACGAGATAGATACAGTATTCAACAAAGGGGATTGGGATTGGTGTAAATATCATCAAGGAACAGATAGACAGTTTGAATGTCATAATAGTATTTCAGGAAAAATGATAATTAATGAAATTAAACATTTACTATGAAGATCTGCAAAATTTGTAATATTAATAAATCCTTAGATGACTTTCATAAAGCTAAGTGCGTAATAGATAGTATTTCCGTGGTTTAGTCGGCTGCAAGCGTTACGGATTAACTCCCGTACTTCGGTTTTATCCTGTATGTTCATAGCCTTTCCAGTTCTTCTTCATAAATTTCCAAATCGACCTCAATTAACAAATCATCGATTTCCATTTATTGCCTTTTTAATCAGTTTTTGTAATACATCCAACCCGATCTTATTCCAGACATATGGGTATTTAATTTTATCAAAGTAATTCAAATCCATGCAAGTCATCACTAGTATTGGTGTCTTATACTTTTGTTTAATGTAGTCAATTAGCTTTATTCCGCTCATTTCGCTCATCATAATATCAGTTATAATCAAATCGTACTCATTTTTCTGAAGTAACTTAATGGCATCATAACCGTTCATTGCATCATCACTTTCCCATTCCATCATTGAGAGACAAATTTTTATCTCCGTTAAAAAAACAATATCATCTTCAACTATCAATGCCTTCATGCTCACCTCCTTTCAATTACTGTTAATCGGATTTCGTGGTCTTGAATTGATATGTCGTGTTTCTCAAGGCAATCAGATTGTTTTGTTTGGCTACTTTTAATCGCGTGCAACGTCCCATTCATGCTTGCTTGGTAGACTTTCAGATTCAGATTGACATCAACAAGGGTATCGGTTAGATTTTGCAATACTAAATTCATCGCATCTTCTCTTTTCCGATTTGACTCATCTCTGTTAACATCTCGCAATTCCGTTGAGTGTATCCAAAGGTTTATAAAGTAACCAGTAATGCCGATTATGATTAATAGTATTGCTCCAATCACCGAAAGGACAATAGAATCTGTAAGGATAAGGGCTGGTTGCATAGGTTTTTATTTAAAAAGTAAATAATTATTTTTAAATAATTACATCGGGTGTCGAATTTTGAACTTTGAATTGTTCGGCCTCTGCCACTGCTGCCAACCTTGCCTCCTCTACCTCAGCCCGCTTTGCTTTGCGAATAAGCGTTAATAAGGCCGTTTGATTGTCTGTGATATACTTTATCACTACCGCTAAATTTGACCCGTTCATTTCGGGGATTACAAAGTTGTTTGCTGGACTGCCGGGAGCGTGTTGGCCTTGAAGGATGTTGATGCTCGTAAGATTTTTAAGGCTTTCCAATTCTGATTTGAGTTGCTGAAATTCTGTAATTTTGCTCATGATTTTATTTTTAAGGTGTTTAGAAATTTGTGTCGTTAAAAACATCGTGCCATGTTGGCAATGTGTTATTTGATTTTCTTATATGCACAATCACGACAACTGTTAGTGCGATAAAAATGCTAGCTGATAAGATCATTTTGTGTAGTTTTATTGTTTAGAAATTTGTTTCTTTTACGAGGGTAATTTGTGAACTATCTAAAATATGATTCCAGATATTACAATTATTTAGGACTCCATTGTATTTGTAATTAGGATTATAATATGAAGTCCCTATCAAGAGAGATGTTGAAGATGCAAGAGGAGTTCCCCCTGATTGATTTGCCGTTCCGCTTAACACTCCATTCACATAAATATTACCAATTCCAGCAGATGTTGATGTGAAAATTATGTTATATGAAGTATTTTGTAGGATTGAACTATTGGCAGATGAAACGGCTGTTGCTGTACTTGATTCATTTCTAATGCAAATGATATTATTATTTGAATACAACAAAATCGTTAAATCTTCTGTTGACAATATTTTATTATTTACAACCAATTGAGGATTAATCCAAAATGATATGGTAATATCGCCTGTTAGTGGTAGAATTACATTGCTATCAATCAGGCTCGTACTTCCGTTGAAGTTGGTTGCAGCAAGATTACTCGCAGGCGGCACTACCAAACTACAGTTAGTATTCGTAGCAGCAACACTCGTATAACTCGGAGCAGTGCTGTTTGTGCGGTCATACCAGTAGGTAGGGGTGGAAGCGGAGAGGCCAGAGGCGTTTAAATCCAATACATTCTTAGTAGCACCTGCTCCCCTGTGTATAGCCTCAATAGGGTATTCAGGCTTCGAGTAGTTGGCTATCTGCGTAGGGGTGAGGGCGTAATTGAATATGCGCACGAGGGAGATGGAGCCGGAGAAATACTGACTTGAAACCTCTTTTCCAATTAAAACATCTCCACTTTGATTAATTAGCGAGGTAAACCCACCTGCCACATCTGTTTTCGTTGTACTATAAGATACCCCATTTACTGTAACTGTTATCGTTGTGCCGCTTAATATTATAGCAATACGATAATCTGTATTAACAGAAATACAGACAGGAGTATAATAATACGACCAACCCGTATAACCTGCTCCATTAGTTAAAACAACCTGTACCCTGCCGTCCTCTGTTAGATAGGTATCATATTCTTTTGCCGTTTCTCCATTCATTTTAGAAACAAGGGCAGGGGAACCAGTCAATGAAGTCGGTCTACAATTAATTAATATTGAAAAATAATTTGTAAAGGAATATCTATCTGCATCAGCCAATGTCGTATAACTACTCGTCCCATTATACAAAACCTCACGCCTGCAACCATTTCCTTGTCTATCAGCAACATTATAAACATCGGTTTTTACGCCCACCAAACCAGAGACTAAGTCAGTTGACGGATACCACTCACTCAAAGGAGCTCTAAATATAAGTCCTTTACTTAATTCACTATTCTGTGTACTCATATCGCTATGTTTAATTGTTGTAGTTCATATTTCTTCATAGTTCTAACGGTAATCCCCATCCGTGATGGATATTTATTTGTTTTTAAATTAAATATAGACCCCTTAGATATGCCAGATCTAATTGACGCATCTTTGTCATTTCTTCCATATCCTAATATTTCACCATTATCAGAAAAGACAACAGTCCACGGTTTATTTAATCTGTCATGAGTGTTATTATACATTTCCTTTGTCCAAGTATATGATCGTTTCTTTCCTAAATTTGCCTGTCTTAATTTTTCTTTTGTTTCTTCGCTTAAATGACTCCCAAATGTTCCAATATCCCCTCCAACATGAGTATTATATCCTTTGCTGATTGAATCATAATACTGAATATACCAACACTCTAAAGCATTTAAAACATCGTAATCTTCCGTGGTTTCCAGAACTTCCCACTTGAAATTATCAACTCCATACTTACGAATAGCGGTCATAAACTTACCTCCCTTAGAAAATCTCTGTGCTGCCTTCTTATGTGCAGATATTCTCTTTGATAAAGACTCAATAGTTTTACCGATATATACTTTACCTGATGGAGAAATTGCTTTATAAATGACCATTGTATATTTTTTCTTCTGGTCAATAATTTTATATTCATACGACCACTCTCTATCTGGCCGATCAGCAACTAAAACTTTAATATCCTTTTTTCTGGTTATCCTTCCGATAAATGTCAATAATGAACCAACCCATTGATTTGTCGCACAGCCATTAGGATTACCATCCCAGAAATAAGGTTTTGCCTTCTCAAATTCTTCTAAGGTTAGGACATGTTTCTTTTTTCTACTGTCAATAATAATACCATGGTCCCCTTCGATAAAATTTCTACTTGCAAGTTTCTGTGGATTGGACAATCTATTAAAGAATTTAGCTTCATAGCAAGCCCTGCATAAAACTTTACTATGGCCAATAGATTTACGTCCGCACGCCTCGCATAATATTATTGGTCTCTTTTTCATCCCCCTAAATTACTAAATATTACTCATATATCCTAGTTTCCTTAATTCCGCCACCCCGTTACTCATAGCTTTATATTTTTATTTCAATGTCTATTCCCATTCTTTTAGCCAATCCTTTAACAAGACTTATTGTATTATTCAATGTGTTTCTTAAATACAAAAATCCTATGAAGAGGAGACAATTACAGAGCAATGATATGAATAATAATATTTGAATTTCCATATAGGGAGAGTGTTAAATTATTGGTTCGACAATTGGTATTTCTGTTGTTTCTAATATAGGAATATTTGTTGTTGTTGTTGTTGTGGTTTCAACAATAATGTATTCCTTGTTAGCTAAATATTCTTGTTCCTTTGGAAGTGTAATGTTTATAAATTCTTTCATTTCTGCTTCTGCTTCCAAGAGGGCTTCATTTGTTTCTTGTGCCATGTATTCCTTTACATCATTTAGAATATTAAGACCATTGTTTATTGCCCATGACAGCATTGCTTTTAGGAATAAAGGAGACGCTCCTTCAATAATGAATACATTTGATAGTCCTCCAAATAGTTCATGGTCTATTTGTTTTAAGGAGAAGGCTTGTACATTGTTTACAGCTTCTAGTTGTAATTTTAATTCTTTGTAGATTTCAATTTTGTTCATGATATTAGTATTAAATTGTTTATTATGCATTATTATAAGAACATCTCGCTCCTGTTGTATCTGCATTCCATGCAGTATGATTTGTCAATATTGGTATAAGTGAGCCATCTCTATATTTAGTTTCTTTAAGATTCTCTGACATCCACTCTTGCGAATCAATACAAATAGTTGTATATACTCTTCCATCATTTCCTGTATAAGTTCCTGTTTGTCCATTTGTTAATATAGTTGATGATTTCAATAGTCTAACAGATACTCCATAATTTTCATAACTGTATGCCCCCGTTAAAACACTTCCAGAATTATATGATAATATTTTTATATTTTGATAAGTAGACAACATAATATATAATACGTCTTTTATTTCTACAAAATCTCCCACAGAGGTAGTTCGATATCCACCACCTCGTCCATTAAATCCACTTGAATTTGAAGCATCAGTATTAGGAGATGTCCAATAAGTTGTTCCTGTTGTTCTTAATTTATGACTTGGATTAGTACTTAAATATGCTTGCATTACTTCAAACTGGATTTTTGTAGGAACTACCCAACCAGAAGCAGAGATATTAGCAGCGTTAGTTGCAGCATACCAATTATATAATGCTCCATAAGTGGTAAAATTTGGCTTATTAGACTGTATATAATTTAGTCTCATATTCTTACAATTTTAATTTTACCTCTTAATAATGTAGGAGCACCAGTATATCCTGTTGATGTAACGAGAGATACACCCTTTGTTAAAGGGACTATTTTAGCTCCTGTAGAATAGGTTGTAGTAACAGTGTTACCTACTGTTAGATTTGAGAGAGATAGTACAGCAGGGGCTTGTGATTCTATGGTTATTTGTACACCAGTTAATGTTCCTGTATCAACTTGTAAAGTAGCACTTTCAATAGAATAACTATAAGAAGCAGATATATCAAGAACATATTCTTGACCAGTTCCTGGCATTATATCTCTAAACTCAAAAGCTATATCTTCATATACAGGCGCAAGAATTGGAGAAAGGAATAAATTTTTACTCATAGCTTAGATTTTAAATATTGTAACTGTTCCTGATTTAATGTATGTTCTGGAGAAAGAGAAGCTATGTTAATTATGTCTTCTAAAGAAGAGTCTGTCCAAACCTCATCATATGTATAACTTATCCTTATTCCTCCAGATAAATCTACCGATTCTTTCTTATTGATGTTAGTTCTGATTAACAATCCTCCCTGTAACTTCTCTAAAGGAATTGGTATTGTATCACTTTCTGATTTTCTTATTATATTATTCATAGTTTATATGTATTTAAGAGAGGATTATTAATATTATTCAACATAGAGATGTTTGTGAATATTTGTCTTATTTCTGCAGAAACGTATTTTCTTGTTAAATTTAAGCAATTTCCATATTTAAACCATCCATTGTAGCTCATAATACCATTAATTATTTTGTACTTAGAAAGTATTTGATAATTAAGTTTGATATTTTTAACAAGGGTAATAAATTTTAGTTTTATTGTTTTCCTAAGAAGCTTGAAGTTATGAAAGTTTCTATATCCCAAAAAATCTATTCCTCTGATAACAATTGGAAAGACTTGCCAGTTTGGTTTTAATTTCAACTTTCTAAATTTTAGAAGATATTGTTCAATGAACTTCTTTACTCTATGTAATACAAATTTACACTTATGTAGAATAACCGTATCATCGCAATATCTAAAATAACATTTGTGTTTAGCTTTTAACTTGTGATCTAATTCACTAAGATATAAGTTTCCAAAATATTGGGAAAGATAATTGCCTATCGGTATGCCTTTAGTACTATCAATAATCTCATCCAATAAGTAGAGTAAATTGTTGTCTTTGATTTTCTTTCTAATTACCTCTTTTAAAATATCATTATCTATCGAAGGGTAATACTTAGAAATATCCATTTTTAAACAATATATAGTATTTTCCTTGTCTCTTAATGCTTTTGTGAGTCTTCTAACGCCATCGTGTATTCCTCTCCCTTTAATTGATGAGAATGTATCCCTGATTAAAGAATTCTTCCAAATCTTTTCTGTGATCTGAATAATAGCATGATGCACTATCCTATCTGGGAAATATGGAAGTTTATAAATCTCTCTTATCTTCCCATTATCTGTCTTCTTTTTAAAGACTACATACTTAGAGTTCTTAAATTTCTTTTCTTTTAGTAATATTTGTAATTCATTTAAATACTTTTCTGGATCTTTATCTATTTTTTGAACTTCTTTATAATGCAACTTACCCTTTCTGGCATTTTTATGTGCCAAAATTAGATTATCCATATCATAAACCTTCTCATATAAATATCCAAATCGTTTCATAGTTTGCTTATTTCACTACCTGTTCTTCGAGAGACCTACCAAACAGAATGTAGCATTTCTTTATTTTTTACCTAGAGGTATGGTCTTGTAATTTCTATTTTTGTTTTAAGCTTTGCTGAGAACCAATATTCACATTCAGATTTGAAACTCCATTATAAGAATTTAACGTAAAAGTACCAGTGTTAGACTCATTATCCGTGTTACTGCTAAATAAAGGTGTGTCAATTACAAAACCTTAGATTTAATTAAGATGTATTCATAATATTTATTTTAAATGGTTAATATTCAATGAGTTAAGACTACAAGCAAAGCCGAGAACCAAAAGTCACACTCAGAACTGAAACCCCATAAGAAGAATCTAACGCAAAAGCACCAGCGCTAGACCCATTATCCGCGTTACCGCCAAAGAAAGGCGCTCTCCAACCTTGTCCATTTGTATTATATTGCCAATAATAATCTGTTATTTTAGTTGTATTTGATGCTCCCACAGCAGAAGGAATAAATCCTATGGTGTTTTCTATATTAGAACTCCATCCAGTATCTGTTCCTATGTAAGTAGCATTTACTAACAGGTGCATATTAACACTTCCTGAATCTTTGAAATAGGCTTTATTTCCTGTTACATAGACAGGAACTGGAGAAGTATTATTAGCCGAAGCATCCCATGTAATACCATCAATAAATTTCCATATATTACCATACCAATTCTCTATTCCTCTATATGTCATATAATCTGTTAAGAATCCTGTAGTTGTACCATTGGATACATTAGCGGTTCCATTTCCATCTTTAATAGAGAACCCTGTCATTCCAATATATGAATCTGCTGCCCAACTTCCTCCAGATAATGCTGTTCTTCCAGCACCAATCATTGATTGAGAATAAAAACTTGCATATTCAATTAGATATAAAAGTTGAATAGCTGAGAGAAGATAATAATCATGTTGTCTAAATTCATTCCAATTACTTGTGGCCATTGCTCTATAACTGGTTCTGGTTTCATTTGTCTTAGGCCATTGTCCAGCTCTGGAACACATATAATCTCCTGAAGCATATATGTTACTAGGAATATTTGCAGAGGAACACATAGTATTTGCAGAATAATCAAACATACTTCCCTCAAATGCTGAATAATATCTATAAGGAACTTCTACTCCATCTCTCCAAAAAGCAGGATGAAGAGTATATCCAGGAAGAGGATATAAAGATATGCTCCATTCATGTGTGTTACTTGCATAAGACTTTTTTTGATAGAACTTTGGAACTTGCACCATGCATTCTCCATCTACTCCTCCATAATTAGCTGTTCCCACTTCATAAGAATTACCAGAGGTCATTACAAGATCTCCTCTTGAAAGAGTAAGAGCTGTTGATGCTACGGTCTTTATTGGACTGTATGTACCTGTTGTAATGTTATGTAATATCATTCCTGCAACAACACCTAATGTAACAAAATTTACACCTGTATCGTTAAGTGTACCTGTTGCTGTACTACTTGCTGTTCCTGTTGAAAGACTGGTAGTTCCTTCTTTGTTAATTGGATTAAGCTCACTAATAAAATAGTTAAATCCAAGTATTGGACCAATCATACATCTTTTCATCTGAGAATGTATGGGTAAATATGTATTCCCTGCTGATGTAGCATTAGCTATCCCATATATAGCACCAAGACGAGTATAAGTGTCTGTTGAACTATTCCATCTCAATCCCTGAGAGAGTTGATCATTAAAATTACCTGAATGAATTAATTTATATCTATCTGCCATTTTATATTATTTTATATTGTTACCCAGAAATCTATTCCATCAAATTCCACAACTCCTGATTCAGGAACAGTCAACTTAGTCCCACTAGTAAATTTTAATGGAGCTGTTGATGCTGTTGCAGTACCAGCTTTTAAATGAAGCACTGCTGTTGGAGCCGTCGTCCCAATGCCGACGTTGCCGCTTTTTGATATTTTCATTGCATTGAACCAACCCCCATTATATCCATAAAAATCCAAACCATTTAACGATTGTTGTATCATTGAATAGTCAGAAGCTGATGCCGAACTAATTTGAATTCTTGGCGCAGTCCCACCAATTGTATTTGAAGCAGTTCCATTAATATTCAAACTTGATTCTGCTTGTATACCACCAATCACATCTAATTTAGCCGTTGGTCCCGTCGTCCCGATGCCGACATTAGCCATCATACTAACAACAGGAGTATCAATAACAGGAGTTGTACCTGTGGCAAGAGCAGAGACAGACATTAAACGTGTCCCTCCCACTGTAATACCTACACCCATTTGTGTCCCATCAGGTGACGTGCTATCAACAGGAATATCAACTATATCATTAAACCCAGCATTAAGCACATGATAGAGAGAATCTATACCAACAGGAGCTCCAAACTCTATGATGTTATCTAAGGAATATTTGACAAGATTTGCAGGATTTCCAGCAAAATCATATGTAGGCAACCATTCATCGTTCAATAGGGGAAATACAGACATTCCACTTGTACCAGCTGTTCCACTAGTACCTGTTGTGCCACTTGTACCTGAAGTAGCAGATGTTCCACTACTACCACTTGTACCTGTCGTTCCACTTGTTCCTCCTGTACCATTTGTAGCAGAAGTTCCACTAGTTCCAGTAGTACCTGAAGTAGCTGATGATCCTGACGAACCGCTTGTACCTGTAGTGCCGCTAGTTCCTGATGTAGCACTTGAACCACTGCTTCCACTAGTGCCTGTGGTGCCTGATGTTCCACTTGTAGCACTTGTACCTGAAGTACCGCTAGTTCCTGATGTTCCATTTACCCCTAATACAACAAGGGTAGTATCAACATATGAAGGATCTGTAGTTCCTTGATATTGCCATTGCATGTTACGAGCTGTGCCACTACTATTTATACCAACTGCTCTTATTATAATTC